AGGCCAGTTCCAGGTAGCGCACTTCGCCCCACTCGCGAAGCCCCATTCAGCCCATTTGATGGCCGCCCTATTGTATCTCCTTGGTGAATTGCCCATTTTACAGAAACCAGTCGGGGATTGGCCTCAGACAGGCGGGGTGGACGTGGGATGCAAGGGAGCAGCCATTGAAATTCGTTAACATCACATCGCACGCGGGAAGGCTTTGGGGGCTCACGGACATCGGGACGCTCTATCAGCTTGCTCCCAATCAGAATTGGCGAGGTGGCCCGGCCAATACCGAGCCGAGGGACGTTTGGCAAATCCACGATTTACCGACAGAATTTGCAGCTAAGCCAACGGCAGAAGTTAAAAAGGATAAATAACCAACGTCCTACGACCTCTATACCGGCCCCTCTAACGATGAACAGAGCAAAATCGCGTATTTGATGTTGCTCTTCAATCAAGTTCGCATTCGGCGATCGGTTTTCGAGACGCAGTGGGAGGAAAGCGCCGCTCTTTGCTGGCCGGAATACCGAAATTCGTTTGCGTTTGGTCATGTTCGCCCCCCAGGCGCAAAATATACCCAATTCCAGGTCGATAGCACAGGCTCAATCGCCTCTCACCGTTTCATGGCGATCTGTGACGCGCTTTTGACGCCATTTTCGATGCCTTGGAGCGTCGTGACGACCGATAATAAGGATTTGTTAAAGGACCGAGCCGCAAAACTCTATTTCTACGAGGTGACGGAAGCTCTGTGGACGCAGCGTTACCGCGCTGAGGCCAATTTTACCGGCCAAAATCAGCAAAACTATCAAGCACTTGGTGTTTTTGGCAACATGGGGATGTATGTTGATGAGTTGGATACGCGGCCTGGGCGATTTGCCCCAGGATTGCGCTATGTCTCAACGTCTCCTGGGGAAATCTATGTCTTACAGAACCATCAGGGCCGGGTCGATGGTTTTATACGTCATTTCCGATGGACCCCGCGTCAAGCATATCAGCGTTGGGGTGAGGCTATTCCCCCGGTGTTGCACGCAGCGTTAGAGAAGAACAGCACGACGCTGTATGATTTCCTTCAATTCGTAATCCCGAGGACGGACTATGACCCAGCGAAAATCTTTGCGCCGGAAGGGAAAGCGTGGGGCTCTACCTATGTCAGTGTTACAGGATACACTATCCTTGAAGAGGGCGGGTATCGAACTTTCCCCCTTCCATTTGGCCGATATCAGCAAGCGCCAGAGGAAGAGTATGGTCGCGGACCCGCTCAAATGGTTCTCCCAGAACTCAAGACCCTCAACGCTGAAAAGGGCATATTCCTTAAACAAGGACATCGAGCCGCCGACCCAGCCTACATGATCGGCGACGATGGCCTGATGGACTTCAAGAGCCACCCAGGGAGTTATAACTATGGAGGGTTCAATGAACAGGGCAGACCGCTGTTTGGAATTCTGCCCACGGGGGATATCAAGGTATCCGAAAATATGCTGGCGGCGAGCGCTCAGATTATCAACGACGCTTTCCTGACGACGCTATTTCCATTGCTGTTTGATGACAAGGGAGGGCAAAAGAGCGCCCGTGAGGTGATCGAGGCCGCAAACGAGAAGGGTATCTTCCTGGCCCCAACCCTTGGGCGTCAATATGGCGAATACCTTGGCACAATGATTGATAGGGAACTCGATGTGCTATCGAGCCTTGGGCTGCTGCCGAAAATGCCGCCAAGTGTTCGGGAGGCCAAGGGGGAGTATAAGATCGTATATACAAGCCCGCTGGCGAAAGCCCTGAGTGGACATAAGACCATTGGCTTTATGCGGACGGCGGAGATGATCGGGAATTTGATCCAGGTGGGAGCTGACCCGGCGCTGGTGGACTATCTCGACTTTGATGAGGCCATTCCGGGGATCGCTGACGATCAGTTCGTGCCGGTGCCTTGGATCACATCGCCTCAGAAGTTCGCGGCCAAACAGAAGGCCCGTGCGCAGGCGGCAGAGCGCGATCGGCAGGTTAAGGAACTGCCGGGTAGGGCCGCAATGGCAAAGGCTCAGGCGATACAAACGAAGGCGGCAACTGGCGGAAACACGGGTGGAACCCTCTCAGGGATGCCAGAAGGCGGAATGCCCATGATGCCGGGCCAGAGCGCCCCAGGAGGCAGGATTTTTGGACAACCCGGCTAATGAGGCCAATGGGTTTGAGATCGAGAAAATCCCCGCTATTGCTTTCTCTGAAATCGGGGACGGCTTCGGCAACACCCTTTGGGTTGAAAGACCCGGTATGAGAATTACGTTAAAGCGTAACAACGGCGAAGAGTTGTATTTTGATTTCACGATGGATGCGTTTCACGCCATTTGCTTCTATGCAACAGGGTTGGCGGTGGATGCATGAGTTTATCAGCCGGCTTGGAAGGCGATGGACCGTCGCCGAAATGGGAAGGGCGTACAATCTTACCTTTAGAAATCCGACAGCAAGCCATTTCGTATTACCGGACTTGGCCGAGTTTACCCATGCAATGGACCCCGCGCCCCGTGAGGGTGATTTGTTCATGCAGGGTAGGGCCGCAGGACGGCGTGATGTGTACTTGCACATTGCTGAATGGCTCAACCTCACAGAGGAAGAACTGTATGCAATCTACTATCAACGTAGCATTCTTAAACAAGGAGACAGATGATGAAAATCTTTGTGCGTAATGAGGAGGATAAGCCGCAAGCGTTTTATGCGGGGAACGATAGGTATACTCCGGGGGAACTATACGTTCTAATGCCCAAAAGTGAGACGGTTTTTGAGGGGGTCGAGGGGATCACTATCGGCAAACCCTTTGATCCCGTTGTGAAAGGTTACGTAAATGGCTGAATGGCATGAGGGGTTGGACCCGGCGCTTGTCGAACATGCAACGGCGAAGGGCTGGATCAAGGAAGGTGTGGGGGCTGAAGATGTAGCGAAGGAGGCGGTCAAGGCACATTACGCCATCCAGAAGTATGTGGGCGTGCCAGCAGAACAACTTGTGAAGCTCCCCAAAGATGCCTCCGACCCATCCTACGCAGACGCCTATAAGCGCGTCGTCGAGATGGGAGCCCCCAAAGACCCTAAGGATTACAGCTTTGATGGGGTTAAGGGGATTGGGGAGGAAGACGCGGCGTTTGTAAGGGGATTGGCGGCAGAATTGAAGTTGCCGGTGAATGCGGCGGCTAGCCTTGCGCAGAAGATTGTTGAGCGTGCAGAGGGAACAGCATCGGCACAGGCCGAAAAGAATGCTATGACCCTCGCCGCCGAACAGGCCATCCTTCGCTCTACCTGGGGGGCAAATTACGATCTTAACCTCTTTCGAGTTGGAAGGGTCGCCGAAACCCTCGGCTGGGACAAGGATACGGTCGATAAGCTCAACAACACGGTCGGAGGCACGAAGGTGCTCAATGGGCTCTTGCAGCTTTCCGGTAAGATGAGCGAAGCGGCGTTCTTGAAGGGCGAGACGGGAGGCGGCGAAGGGGCCATGACCCGAGAGCAAGCCACTGAGAAGAAAGCTCAACTCATGGCCGAGGCCCAGGGCAAAGTCACCGAAGAGCGCTTCATGGCGATCTGGAACGAGTTGAAACAGCTCGATACGATTATCGTTGGTGCGGCACAGGCACGATGACTTACCAGCCCGAGGTTGAGGTTTTGCGGCGGATTGCGGCATTGGTGGGAAATGCAAACCCCCCTGTGCGCTATTTTGTCTCCTCAACTCGTTGGGGGAATATAGCAAAGGAATTGAAGATGGACTATGCACTTGCCTTCACCGATCCCACCAACCTTCCCAATCCCGATAACTTTAAGGAAATGATGATTGGTAATGGTCTCCTCGTCATCAACAGCGGCACGGAAGACGAAGATGTGGTGAATTTTGTAAACCGTGCCGAGGCCGAACGGTGCAACTTCGCGAAGAAGCGCGATAGCTTGAGGGTGGCGTAACATGGCATTCAAGGAAGAGCTTATTGATCTTGAGGTAAACGGGGCGAAAGCTCCGGCGATTACGGTGCGGTATGGGACCGACAAGAACCAGGGGAAGTT